ATAATTATTTGAGAATTTGACTAAACTTGAGAATTTGAGAATAGGAGGGGAATTATGTTTGAAAAAGAATTTGAGCAAATTTCAGTGGAAGAATTCAAAAAGTATTTTGAGGTTGAGTATTCGATAAGTGAGCTACTAAACCGATTGCGACTATTGAAAGGCATTTATATTTGTGCAACAATAGACGAAGCATTAGAGGTATTCAGAAACTACTTTATAAAAGAGTATAGAATATCGCAGAATTTAGACAAACTCTCCCGCTTCATTAAAATTGATCAGTGGGTCAAAGAATGCATTGAAGAACGCGGTGTCAATGCTGTTAGACTTGATGTACACGGCAAAACTTATTATATTGTGATAATACTAAGTGAAAGGGATTATTTGCGTGAACGATACATTCTAAGCGGCAAACACCTAAACAATGATTGGGAAAACGTGGTGCAATGGGATTGTATAAGAAGAAAAAAATGGGACAACATAAAAACAATATCTGAGGAAGAATTCAAAATATTCATCGAGAAGATGACAGGGATAAAAATAAAATATAGCGGGCAAGAACTGCTTAAACGTCTTATAGATCGTACTACACATGGCATTTACCCTTTTCTTAACATGGGCACTGAGGAAAGAGTGAATATTTATGGTTATTTTAAACAATATTTTGGTGCCCACGACGATGAAGACGATATATGGTACTTCGTAGATCACTGGGAGTGGTGGGAGTATTGCTGCGACAATAAGCTGTTGATAATATTACGGGTACAATTTGATCAACCATACTTTATAGCAATATTTCCCCAAGAACTCAACTTTTCTAATTTGCAGTATCATTTGCAAATTAGGTAAAAATTTAGAAAATTCGAGAATAGGAGGTAATGACATGGAAAAACTTGAAAAGTTCTTTGATTATCAATTTGGCGTTTTGCTTCGATTCGAGAAATCAGGAAGAATTAGAGTAGCAACAACAAACGGGTTTGTATTGCTGGCTAAGACAATTCAAAGTGAGTTTCCAGAATGGCTGATAGGTAAAACATTCGGAACAGGCCATGGGCTTCTAACTGAAGACTTATCTAAGATACCGTTTACTATCACGGAAGCGGAAAGCAAAGAAACTGCATTAATGCTTGAGAACGGGCATACATATACGCTTCACCAAACGTATCTCAGATTAGGATGGTATTTTACAAAACCTGTTTTAGGTAGTTTTAGATTGCCTGATGGTTTTTGGGATGATGATTTTATACAAACGGCTATTTATGATGTTGAAGATGAGGAAGAAAAGTTAATAGTATTCGACTTGCAACGTAGCGAGATAGCATTTTTAAAACTTGTAGAAGTAGAGGTTAAAGAGAATGGTGCAGAAGTTTCTGAATATAGCATTGTAAAGCGTTTTGCTATGGAAGGGAATAGAACCAGAAAACGAGCAATTTTTTATTATGCTTCGAACTTCCTTAAAATTTCACAGGCTATTAAGCCGCAAACTATTAGTTTTGTCGATCTTCAAGGTGAGGATACATTCGCTGCTAAGCTTGAGGAAGGAGAATATACGGGCTTAATATCACCGCTTATGGGAATGGAAAAGCAGTGGCTTAATAACACAGAAACGGATCGTTTTTGCTTTGTTTTAAGTTGATGGTGTAGTAAAAAAATGTATGTTACAAGTGTAAATTTATATGGAGGGAAAGATAACTTGAGAAATGTTGTGGGTTAAGATTCGGGATTTAAGCTGGGATCAGCAATCGTGTTTAGTATAGCTATCTCTTGAAAGTTTAGTAATACTAAATAAAAGGGGTGATATTGTGAGTGATGATCTTTTTGAAATTGTCAGAATGTTTATATTAGTTCAAAAGCAAAGGGTAGCGTTCAACAATCGAGCCAGAACTCTTGAGTTTGACAATCCTGTGATCGAACAGCTTGCAGAGTTTTTTCAAACCACCGAAGAAAGCTTAGAGAAAAGCATAAAGCGAGAGATTAAGCATGAGCCGATTTACAAGGAATTTTTTAGCAAAGTAAAAGGCATTGGGCCAATTCTTGCGGCAAAGATTATGTATTACATCCGAGATATAGGTAGGTTTCCTAATGTAGCTAAACTATGGCGTTATGCTGGTTTGGCAGTTATCAACGGAAAAGCTGAAACATTACAACGTGGACAAAAGATTTCGTATAGACCTGAATTTAAAGCTACAATGTATGTGGTTGGCTCTTCAATGCTAAAAGCAAGGTCTAAGTATGTTGAAATCTATTATGCTGCTAAAGATTATTATGCAAGAAATAGAGATTGGGGTAAGCAGCACATACACCTTGCAGCTATGCGTAAAATGGAAAAACTATTCCTTGCACACCTATGGGAAGTATGGAGGCAACTTGAGGGTTATCCAATAAGAATGCCCTATGCAGTAGAATATCTTGGGCATACTACAATATTAACGCCAGAAATGTTCATCTCTGCTTAGCCAATTAGAATTGGTACCCTGAAAAGTGTGTGAACCTTGAGAAAGTGAGAACCACTTTTTTTGTGAACCACTAATGTTTTGAGAACCGGATTGTATAATGTGAGCCATGGAAAGCTTGAGAACTTAAAGTAGTATGCGAGCCTTTGCGATGTGCAGTCCAGTATAATTTGCGAACCACTGAAAGATGAGAACCAGCACAGCTTTGTGAACCATCTTGTGTTGTTATCCGATCTGTAATGTGAACCAAATTAAATTGTGACCTTTTGAATGCTGTGAACCATTTTACATTGTACTCCAGAACAAAATGTGAGCCATTTTGGAAATGCAGAAGCCGTTCTTCATTGCGAATCATGACAAACTGAGCACCAATTCAAGATGTGAACCATAATTTTGTGAAACCCAAAAGTTTTTGTGAGCCAAGGCCAAGCTGAAATCCAAGAAATCTCGTGCGAGCCAGAACGGCGATGAGACCTTACATTTTTCTGCGAACCTACTATATATGTGAACCAAATTTTACATGTGAGCCGCTGGGATGATGAGGCCTATTGTCAGAAATAGTGCGAACCAAATATGTATGTGACCCATATCGAAAAATGTGCTATAATATCTATATATTGGAGGTGGTAACATGTTGTTTCTTATGAACTCTGCAGTTATCACGAGTGAAGGCGTTTATAGGTATCGTGAACTAACACCCAAAGAAGCAAAAGAGGTTTTTGATGATGCTGTTGCAGAGGGTGAAGAAGTTATCTCAAGCGTAGGTTATCCTGCAACAGCAAGCCATATGTCAAAAGTGCTTGATTATTCAGTAGAAGTAACACGCTTGCCTGTGCTAATGAAAAAGGGTGATGTTGCTATTGTGTGCAAGCTAACTTACAGAGTACCAGACCCTTCAGAAAAAGGCAAATTCCAGCCAAAAGAAACTGATTACGAGTGGGGATTACTTGAGAAATTGGAGGATTGATAACATGTTTTGGTGGGGATTGCTTACGGGTGGTATCATTGGGTTCTTTGGTGCAGTATTATTAATAGCTTCTTCTGATACCTTCTACCATGAAAACATAAAACTAAGAGAAGAAAACCGAAAGTTGAGAAATTTAAACAGGATTCTAAAAGAAATGCTTGAGGAGGGTAAAACTAATGGTGCAAAGTGAACTTGCTGGTGCACTTGATATGTTATTAAAAATACTGGCAAAGAAGTGTTGGGAAGCTGGGCTGGATAACTTTATGTATAATGGCTATATTGAATCGATCCAAGCTCATATTTGCGTGCATCTTAATTATGAACCTGCCTCTTCTGATTTTTATGTTGTTGAGATTAAGACTTCAGAATCATCAGAAACATTTCGCTTTACCGACAAAAATATAATGAATGTGGAAGCGATGCCATTAATCATTCTATCACACGCTTTTGTGAAAAAAGGTTTTCTTGATAAAATAATGGCAGCAATTCACAAAACAGTAAAAGCGATGGAGGATTTGACAGAAGGGATTAGTAAAGTAACCGCTAAGTTAAAGGGGGATATTTATGGAAACTAAAGAATGGAATGATATTTTGATGCGTATTGCTACAGATGCAGATATTTTCACCGAACTATTTAGACCTGTAGTGGTTTGGCGTAATAAGTTTGGTGAAGAAATAGAAACCAATGAGCCAATTTATGATAAGGATTCTGATATATTGAGAGACTTAGAACTAAGTGATGAGGATATTCAAAAAATGAACGATATCTTTTGGGATATGGTACTTGAGAAACATACAGAAAAATTGTATAGCAAATATATGAGAAGGTAGGAGGTGTTTGTATGGCTTTGGTAAAGAATGTTTTTACAAGTATTGATGAGGATGTGGTGAAGATAGTTGATAAGGTAAGAGAGAAATACGGTATGACATTCAGGCAACTTGTCAATGATTCAATTCGACATTATTGGGAGAATGTTTTAAACGTCAAAGAAACAAAGCAAGAAACAAAAGCACAGAAAAAGAAGAAAAAGTGAGGTGGTGGTATGTTTTACAAAATAGCTTCTGAGTGGTTAAATAAGAAGTCTGTGCCTATAATGGGAAGAGCAATATTCAGCTTGCCAGATGGTAAAGAAAAGCAGATGGGGTTTAGAGGTAGCATTAGCTTCTTAGAGAGCCAACCAATTATCAGCTTCGAAGTGCAAGATAATATTATCAAACGTTATCCTGTTGCATTGTGGGGTTTGAATGAAGACGAAAGTATTAGATGCCTGTATTTTGATCCAGCTGATCCAAGTAAATATGCTGTTTTTGTTATCAAGGAGGAGATATAATGTTTGAAGAGTTTAAGGTCAAAGACAAGCCTGCTTATGCAAAGGTTCTGCTTTATGGAGCTGCTGGTGTTGGGAAAACAGTCTTTGCACTAACACATCCAGGAACAGGTTATCTTATTGATACCGAAGGTGGTGCAGATCACTATGCAAAATACTTTCAAAATGTGAAAGTTTTATACACAACAGATTACAGTGAAATACTAAGAGCATTAACATGGCTTAAACAGAGTGCTGAACCCAACAGCTTCTTAGTGTTTGATAGTGAAACTATGTTTTGGGATGCATTACAGTATGAGAGGGCACAGTATATGCAGGGATCAGAGACAAAAGTAAAGCAACTTAACTTAGGAGATTGGGGTATAATAAAACGGATTGTAAAAAACATACATCAGATGATGATAGAGCTTGACATGGATGTGATAGCAATAGCACACGAAAAAACAGATTCTGCAAGTGATGGAACTGTTTTAAACTATATAGCAGATACCGAACGTAACATTCCGTACTTCTTTGATATGGTAATGCGAATGACTAAATTAGGACAAACCAGAAGGCTTGAGATCATCAAAAAACGGGTTTCAAATATCGTTACAGGTGAGATAATTGATGTTACTTGCAGAACATGGGGTGAAACCTTTGAAGGTATATTTGATACTGTGAAACGCAATGAAGCAGATGTAATACGTGATTGGAGAGTAAAACTTATAATGGCAGAAACCAAGGAACAGATAACTCAGCTTGTTAAAGAACTTGATGATGCTGATATTCCAGAGAAGATCAAAGAAGAGATAAAAGAGCAGTTCAGGGAGAGGTATAAAAGGCTTAAGGTTATTAGTAGGGAGGTGAACGTGTAATGGATGATTATATCGACTTTGGAGATAGCAAGTACAACGAATTAGGACAAGGGCCAAGACCACCAGCAGGTACTCATACAGCTGTGATTCTTAATGTAGATGTGAAAAAGTCAAGCAAAGGCACACCGTATGTGAAGTTTGTATTCAAAGTGGGGGATTATGCACCTGTTGTTATAATGCTTTTTATGTCTTATGGCCCAAGCAGGGCTTTGCTGGAGAGGATTCTTGGATACTTCAATATAGGTCTTGAGAAGAGAAAGTACTCGTTTAGTGAATTTATGGATATACTTTCGGTGTTGATAGGCAAAACATTGAAGATAACTTTTCACTATGATAAGAATGATTTTGCTATACTTGATGACGCAGAAAAGACAGGTCGTTATTCTGAGGAGCTTGAGAATCCTTCTGATGATTTACCACCATTCTAAGGGGTGAATTAAATGCTCGAGTATGTTTATACAGAGTTTGCAGTAGGTGTTAGGGATAGAGGCAATATCATTCCTTACTTCGATATTCCTAAACACTTAGAAAGCCTTCCTGAGAAGAAAGATATCTTTATCAATACTTTGCTCTTTGACAAGACATTTGTTGAATATGTGAGAAATACAGGTTCTGTAAGCGGGTATGTTGGGCCCGCTTACATGCTTTATTTTCCAATTGATATTGATGGTGAGGATTCATTAATAGTAGCAAGAGATATAATCGATTTTCTGTATGATCACGAAGTGCCAGTAGAGTATATCAGAGTATTCTTTTCAGGTAGGAAAGGCTTTCATATTATGATACCCAACGGTATGATAGGCTCAGAACCTTCTGAAAACATATCAAGCTACATGCGAAAGTTTTATGAGCTGCTTTTAGGGTTAGAACTTGTAGATACTTCAATCTATAACCATGTGAGGCTTTTTAGATATCCAAACACAATTCATTCAGAAACAGGGCTTTATAAGTATGAGCTTACTATCCAGCAACTTCAAACGCTTTCCTTCGAACAGATAAAATCACTTGCAACTAAGCCTTCAGATTATAAAGCACCATTGTATCAAGGCAGTCCTATTCCATTCTTACACAACTATTGGAATGAAGCTGTAAGCCGTTCAACAAGCATAATCAAGCAATTTACAATTAGTGATGATACACCTGAAGAAGCAAAATATTATTGCTATAAAGCAATATTTAGGCGTGGAGCTGATGAGGGAGAACGCAATGAAACTGCTTTACGTGCTGCGTGGATACTCAAAAAAACAGGGCTACCAATGGAAATAGCAATGGATACTATGAAAAAGTGGAATTTGCTGAATAAACCACCATTATCTGAAAGAGAGATTGAGACTGTAACAAAACATGCTTTTGAGCATAGTTATAAGTTTGGTTGCACTGATAAGATACTTTCAAAGTATTGTAATCCAGAATGCCCAATCTATAAGCTTAGAATGCAAAAACAAGAGGAAAGGAAGGAAGTATATAACTTTCACCAGCTGGCAATTAACTATGTCAACTTTGCAAAGCTGTGGTCAACGCAGGCAATACCATTTGGGCATGAAGGCATAGACAATTATTTTCGTGGGTTGCTTCCTGGATTCTTGATCTACATCATAGCACGTCCAGGCGTGGGAAAGACAAGCTTTGCAGTTGACTTGCTTTACCGCTTTGCTTTGAAAAAGATACCTGTTGTTTTCTTCTCACTTGAGATGAGCAAAGAAATGATCTTTGAACGCATGGCTTCTCGTGCATTGAATATTCCACAAGATGAGCTAATGCATATTGCACTTGAAGATAACTTCGAGAAATATGCAAAAGAGCTGAATGAGGTTTATAAAACCATCATAGTAAATGAAAAAGCTGGTGTAGATTTAGAGTATATCAAGAACTATACCAAGCTTATCGAAAATAGTGTTTTAGGTAGAAAAGTACGTGTGGTTGTAATAGATCATTTCACTGCTATTGCTATTAATGGTGGCTCGCCTTATGAGCAAGCAAGTAAAAAAGCAACAGGGTTACAGCAGTTAGCCAAAGAATTGGAAACAGCTATTGTGGTATTGACACATACAAACAGGCAAGCAGGAAAAGGTGATATTGAGGTTGATATTAATATGGGTAGGGATTCTTCAATTATAGAAGATACTGCTGATCTAATCTTAACTATGTGGCGTGATGTTGATGATGCAAGGTATGTGAAGATAGCAAAGAACCGTTATGGTGTTAGTGGAGTTATCTTGAAAACTTATCCTGAGTTTCCTGTGAATAGATGGGAGATAACCAACAGTTGAGGAGTGATACTATGGAGCGTTTAACAAATGGTTTATGCGATTTTGTTTATGAGTTTCTTAATGATATTGAGGGGATAGTTGCTGTTGCAGAAGAAGGGCATCCGTTAGTTGAAATATACGCGCGTCTTATGGAAAAAGCAGATGATTTCGCAATAATGCTTCGTGCGGCTTCTGAATCCTTTTTTCTTGGCTTAACTGCTGCCGAGGAAGCAAAAAACGAACAGGAAGTTTCAGAGCTGATTGATAGGTTTGTGCCAGGTCTTGCAGTTACTACATTTAGTTTCCTTCATGGCACTTTGAACAAATTTGTTGACACATACAATAAATGTGCAGATGCATTTTTCAAGCATTTGCAAGGTGAGAAACCAATAGATGAGGCTTATGCCTTCTTCGAAGAATTAGGGAATTTATCCTTGCTATTACGCAATTCGATAATTGTTTTGAAAATGCTATACGATGTCAATAAGTTTGACGAGGCAGCAAGAAAAGTTACAGAAGCCACCGCAAAAATGCTTTTGGAAAACGAGAAGGCTATTGAAGAAAACAAAGTGGTTTTGCTTAGCATAGTAGATTCAAATACGAATAAAGTTCCAGGTGATTTGTATAAAATACTGTTTGGAGATGAGAGTGATGGGGAAAGCACAGAGGAATAAAGGTTATAGAGGAGAATATAACTTAGTAAAAAAGCTAAAAGCAGATGGGTTCGATGCCAAAAGAATACCTCTATCAGGTGCAACAGAGTTTCAAAAAGGTGATGTTAAAGTCGAAGAGTTTGTTGCAGAGATCAAAGTAAGAAAGAATGGCTTTAAGCAACTATACAAATGGCTTGAGAATGTTGATCTGCTATTTGTAAAAGCCGATAGAATGCCTTACCTTGTAGTGATGCCACTTGAAAAATTCGAACTATTTTTAAAGGAGTTGATAAAGCATGATTAAACTCTTTGGCAAGAAGATTCATATTATTACTGCTTTTAGGGATTACTGGATAGTGCCTTCGCCAGAAGCAACTTATAAAATCTTTAAAGATGGCATTGAAATTGATGAGCGTAATACGAGCGAACCTATGCTGTATCTTATAAGATTAGGTGATCAGATGAACGAGTTTTTAGCAAAATTAGAAGCACATTCCACAGTATCACTGTATGCTAAGAAGGTGCGAGTTTCAAGAAAAACCTTAGAAAAAGATTATGATTTCAAGATCAAAGAAGATGGGTATGTTATAGGTTATAAACGTAAAGGTCTAAAAGAAGTATCCTATGACAAGTTTGAGTTTATTGGTTGTAAAATAGTGAGGTGAACACCGTGCGAAAGCGAGTCGGTTTTGAACATTACCGAATAAATCCAACGGCTGTTGAAATACTTTATTTTGCAGGTGTTATGGTAAAACAAGGATATATTGAACCGTTTCAACTGTATGAGTATGAAATTGAAGCATTTCAATCATTTCCTCACGAGCTTATCTCAAGTATTAAAAAGATGCAAAAAGAACTTCTTGAAGAGTTATTACATGGAAAAGCATAAGGGGGTTGATTAAAATGTTAAAGAAGGATCAGTTGTTTAAAGACTATGGATTGGTAAATTATGATAGCGTTGAAGAATTGATTAATGATCTTGAGCTTGATGATCAAGAAGCATTTGAGCTATATCGATGGATTGTTGAGGAGAGAATGCGGATTTTGGAAGCATTAGGTTTAAATGACTATGACTATCGCAAGTCATATGATCCAATTACAATAGAAATTGATAGTGATGGTAATATAATTGTTCATAGCTATTTATTTGACTTTTGGGATGGAGGAAGGCATCATTTTAGAGATGATTTAAATATTGAAAACTATCCTACTATGGCAAAGCTGCTTGGTTATCTTGATAAATGGGTTTGGAAGGAATTAATAGATGACGAGAAAAAATTTGTTCGAAGGTTATTACATGAATTTGAGGAAAAGCATAAGGAGTGATTAAAGTGTTTGAAAAACCAATAACTGAAATGACATTAGAAGAAATAGATCGTGAAGTTGAGGAGTACTTCAATAAGGTAGATAAATTCGAATTGCTCTTAGATTTGTTATCTGCTGGGTTTCAATTTAAAGAGATTAATTTTGCCTATTTTGTAAAAGTTAGGAGGGGAAAAGAATGAGTTACTCGTATAGTCAAATTAAGTCTTATCTGTATTGTCCAAGACGCTATAAGTATCAATACATCGATCATTTGTCAGACAAAAGTTCTGACATCTTAGAAAGTGGTATTGCAGTGCATGAAGCAATTGCAAAAGATGATCCAGCTATTGTTGCTAACAGCTTTGAAGATTATATGATGTATTTAAATGCAAAAGACTATCTAAAATTTGTCAAACCAATAGCTTTTGAAGTCAAGTTGGGAATTACAGAAAACTTTGAACCAGCACCATTTGAAGAAGCATGGTTTAGAGGAATTATTGATGTTATTTATGAAGGTGGTTTGCTTGATTGGAAAACTGGCCAATCTAAACCAGATGCTTTGCAACTGCTATTAAATGCTATGCTTGCAAGAATAAATAGCTATGAAATTAATGAAATTGTGTATGTATATTTGCACAGCAACACATCTTCAACATCACCATTTACAGATAATATGCTTGAGAGCACGAAGCAAATGCTAAAAGAATACATCGAAAAGATAGAGAATGACACTGAATTTATTCCAAAACCTTCACACAAGTGCTATTACTGTCCTTTTGCTGAAACATGTGCAGATAGTTTTGGTGAAAGCGTGGAAGAAAAGCTGCAAAAGTATATTGTGTTATCAGAGACGGTAAAACGATTACATGATGAGTTGAAAGCATACGTAAAAGAAACAGAGCAAGAAGTAAGCTATGAAAACTATAAGTTTAAGAAAAACAGAAACGTTTACTTTAAATGTATGAGTAAGAATGCCCTAAAACAAAAAACACAGGAGATTGGAGTATTTGAGGAAATAGCAGAAATACCCACAAAGTATTATGAAACATTATACAAAGAGTATGATCTTACAAGCATTATTAAACCTTATATAAGAAGCAGTTATAAGCTGGGAATGGTGGACGAAGGAGATGAAAGGTTGTGAACAAGCTTGAAGAATTAAAGAATGAGATTGATAATTTTGCTCGACAGCTTAGAAAACTTAGAAGCAGGACTACAATAGCTTTGGATGACTTATGTTTGCTCTTGCATAAGATCGATATTTTACAAGCCAATGCCGAAGTGTCTTGTCATGTAGATGTATTGCCTGATGATCTTTCAGATATACTTATTGAAACGGAAGCTGATAGATTGGCAAAGGATTTTGATATTGTCAAGGAAGACATCAAAAGCTTTCTCATTGTTTTTGAAAATCTTAGTGGTATCAAAAAGTAAAAAAGTTGTGAAACTAAGGGGGGAAAATATGAGTAAGTTCGAGGATTTTGAGAAGGATGTTGATGCATTTGCTGAGCAGCTTGTGAAACTCAGAGACAAGATCACAATGGTTTTGGATGAAGTGTATCTTATCCTGAGCAAAATAGACATTTTACAAACTAAAGAGTTTGAGGATTTAGCTGCAGAACCACCAGAATTGAAAGAAGCGCTACTGAATGCAAAATTGTATGAGCTGATAGAAGCTCTTAATGTTATAAAAGACGATTTTAGACTCTCTCTGGAGTATGTATATATACCAATGATACTTAAAACTGATGTGAAGGAGGAAAAGGATGGATATTAAAGAAGCACTTTACACAATTCTAAAAGTTTTTAAGGAGTATGCTTTGCTTAGTGTAGAGATTAATGGCTTTAAGTTTTATGTTGAAGGTTCTTACTTGAATGGTAATAAGCTTGAACTTACAGCAGTACCAGCATACAAATGTTTTAAAGAAACAGAATTTAAGGATTACATAATAGACCTTGAGCAACTTGGCAATGATATTTGGACACTAAAACTTGAGTATGATGATGAGAAATACAACGCATTCAGCTTTGTGTTTGATCTCACACTTGAAACATTAACTGTTTTTAAAGCAGAAGATAAACCTTACATCCACTTAGATTTTGATGGAACAGAATGGAAAGTTGAAGATGTGATAGAGATAATAAAGAGGCTTATCGAGGTGGAGTAAATGAAATGCCCGTATTTTGACACTTGTGATGCGCCACTTTGCGTTAATGACGCGTCAAGCTTAAAGAATGGTATCTGGTATCCTGATGAACCAGTGTGCAAGATGAGAAATGCACCAGAATGGGTAAAAAGGCAACGAAAAATAGCTAAAAAGGTAAGGGAAAAGAATAAATACTTTACGCTTGAAATGCTAAAGCATAGAGCAAGAATCACAGCAGCACTTGAAGGGTTAGACCCTGATAAACCACATTCAAGACAGCTAAAAGAGTGGTTTGAAAAGCATAAAGAGCTATCTGCAGAAGCAAGAAAAAAATGGGCTGACAATGCCAAAAAAATGAAAGGGAAAAATCAGGGTTAGACCATAGTAAAAATATGCCATCGAAGCAGGACTTTTAACAGAAATGTAACCGTCGAAGCAGGGTTTTAAGGGGGTAACTCGATTTTGGTATATGATTAACTGGTCAGTTAAGAAAATCTATTTTAACGCCAATTCAAAGGGTAAAAAAGAGGGAAATGCATTAAACGAGTGAAAAAGGAGGGATAATATGAAAATGAAAGAGCTTGTGTGTGAGTGTGATACTTTGCTTAGACAGTATGAAGCACGGATGACGAAGTTTGGGCGAACCATTGTTAATGTTCTAAAAGATATTATACCTGATTTAAGTTTTTCATTAGGATGGACAGAACAGGGTATAGATGTGATATGTTTTTGGGCTGATGAACGGTTTTATGATACTGCACGACCTGAAAGTTTGCCACAGATAATTGATGAATTTGTAAATCAAGTTGTTCCTGATAAGTTTTTTGAAATAAGCGCACCATGGGGAGTGTGGGTTACGAAAGAGGAAGCGGAGGAGATACGAAAACGTTTAAGAAAACTTTTTGAGGAGGGATAATAATGGATATATTCAAAAAATTTCTTTCATTTTTCAATGATGTTTCCCCTTATTTAGAAACTAATAGCATATCATTTACACCTTCAGCTCAGCAGAAAAAGGAATACGATAATATTACACAAGTTGATATTATAGATGGTTCGTTGATACTTGAAACTGCAGAAGGTATAACAACATTTTTAAAGCCAAAATTTTTGGAGCATTTTGATGAATTAGTTGGTATTGATCTTTTAGTGCACCTTCATTCCCGAAAAATAGAACTTGGGCTATCATTTCGGGGGGGATTGATCGTGTTTGACGGCGAGCTGTCCTTAGACAATTTCAAGCTTGGCGAGGTTACAAATCTCAATAAATTATTTAGTTAAAGAACTGCCTAAGGAGAGAGGAGGGATTCATATGAGTATTTTTACTGGTTACACAGACAGATGGGGGCAAAGAATAAAAGAAGGTGATGTTTTGGGTGAAGAAGGTAATCCTTTTGCGGTTGTAGTTTGGGATAGTCAAGACAATCGGTTCCGTTTAAAATTTCTTCCAGAAGGTGTTATTGACCACTCAAGAATGACGTTAGAAGATTGGTTTGACCATTGGAAATATACCGACTGGAAAGTTTTAGGTAATATTCATGAAAATCCCGAGTTAATCAAGAAAAGAGGGATAACATGATCAGAAGAATTTTTATAAATAACGAAATGGTGGGGTGGATTTCAGGAAAAGTACAGGGTGTTTATATTTTGGAATTAGATTTTGAATCGATGGAAAGTCTTCCGACAAAGTGTAATAGGGTTGAAGCAAGGGATATATTTAAAAGCTTTGGGTTTAATAATCCTGATAATGAAGAATATTTCAAGGAGTATGAAGAATTTAATGGTATTTTGAAAGACCTTGAGAAGTTGTTCAAGAAAATATTCAAAGGTGATGTTTCAATGATAATAAAGGAGGGGTTCATATGAGTGTTGATACTCTGTTTGAAGGTTTAAAGAATATTCTTGAAATTATGAATAACCTTGTTCCATGGGGTTTAGAGGTTGAAAGTAATTTTTGGAATCTTACGTTTAGAGGCATCTGTTCATTTGTGGCGACTAACAACGAGTTAATATTTACGGATCAGGTTCGGGACATTAACGAAAAACCAAATTTGGGTTTTAACATAACTAAAAATTTTTTGTTATACCTTTTAGAAGATGGTTTCAAAATAGAGTTTAAGCAAACTTACCGTGGGTCTTTGGTTGATTTTACCCTTATGATTATTTGTGAAGGTCATTGCTTGAAAATCAAAGTATATGATATCGATTACGATGTAGCAAAGGAGGCATTAGAAAAAATAACTAAGGAGATATATAAGATTAGAGGAGTTAGAGAGAGTAGAGAAGGTGATTAAGTTGAAAAATATTTTTGATTTGCTTGATGATTGGAATATCTCATGAATTACTTGATGGGATAGAAGCAGGAAAGGTGTGTTCCCTGTGTGGAAATTAAAAAAAATTGAAGGAGGAGTGATATTATGAGTAATTCATTTAAATTGAGTGTCAAATCGAATGTTGATGTGTTAAATGAATTAATTAAGAATTTCAAGAGCCTTTTAGAAAACCTATCGATAGTTGTAAAAGATGAGCGTGAAGATTTTGCTGTTAGCGTTAAAATATCCTTACCTGCTAAATATGTTGACGCAACGGTCCACCTTTTGCAAGAGCTAAGGAGTGATAAGAATGAGTGATATTTGGAAAGCACTTGAAGATTTGAGAAATGAGATTCAAGGCAAACCACAAAAAAAATCGAAACGCTTGTGGGAGATAGAAAAGATGTATGCTGATATCCTTGATATATCAATGTCCGAGCTTGTATTTATTGCTGTGAAGCTTGGGGGTAGTTTGAAAATAGAATTGGATATATAACGAAAGGAGGAATAATGTGATGGATGATACTTTTTCTGAAGTCTTGAAGAGTATTTTTGAAGATAAAAATATCTTCGATTTGATAGACGAGTTAAGAGATGAATCATTAAGCAGAAGAGATAAATTATACTTTGACATCACAGGTGATATTGCAGGTAGGCTATTAGTATATAGAAAAAAACATAAACTAACGCAAAGAGAATTAGCCAAGAAACTTGAAGTACCTTTTGAATATATTCAAGGAATAGAGGCAGGAGTAGTTAATCTTTCGATAAAGGAACTTGTCGATATTGCAGTGAAGCTTGGGGGTAGCTTGAAGATAGAGTTAGATGTGTGAAGGGAGGAATAATGTGATGGGTGATCTGATAAAGGGAATTATTCTTTTGCTGAGCCGCTATTATGTTCTCAAAGAATTGGATATTGACAATCTGCATTTTGATGTTAAGGAACACCAGTTTGATTTGGCAAGCAACAAACTTGTATTTGCTATTCGTTTGAAACAATGTTTAATAGCAAGTCCCGAACCTATTTTTTGGTTTAGCATTGATGGATTTCAAGCAGAAATAAAAAAATTGCGAATGCTATGGGGCAACGAAGCAGAAGAAATAAAGATAGAACTTTGCACTGATTCAAAGACTCTTGTTGTCCAAGAAGGCGAAGCTATCATACTTACGTTTGATTTATCACCGATTTACCGATGTGACGATGCAACGGATATAATCCTTGAAGCTTTGGCAGGAGTATTAAAATTAGATTATTCATTCCTAACGTCTGATTAGTCAGATAGGAGGCGCGGTTCGGGGAAAAAGTGTTTTCAAGATAAAGTAAAGGAGGTCATTGAAAAGTGGATAGGGGCATTCGAGAGATTGTAGGAATAAGTTTAGATTTCTTGATGGATGAAATTGAAAAAGTGTTTTGGAAGTTTCGAAAATTTGTGAGAAAGCAGATTATAAGAAAAGTAAATGGTATTGATGCTACATGTGATGTGTGTGGGAGAAAAGTGCATGATTTTATAGCACCAGACGAAGATTGGATAAAAGTGGTAGGGCATGAGGGTGGAATTCTTTGTTATGACTGCTTTTGTGAGATGTGTAAAAGCAAAAAGATTTTTCCTGTATGGGTATTAGAACGGTATGAAAAGAAGTATCCACATTTAATGTGATTTATTGCAGTATGAAAGAGGTGAGAAAATAACCGAAGGAGGTTGGTTTGAATGGAGGTGGTTGTTGAACCTAACGCTGTTATAATCTTCCTTTTTGGTGTTTTCTTTGGATGTGTTATAGGTTTTATTCTTGCATATATTTTAAGAGAATAAATTAAGGTGAGGTGAATAACATGCCTGATAATAAGCTTTTGGAGCATTTCAAGCTAAGAGTAGCAAAATCGTTTAATATGTTTGGACTTTGGGATTGCGAGCACTGCTATTTTCGAAATACTGATCCAAGAATTTGTAAGATATGTGATAGGCTTTCAAGAGCATTTATTTGGTTCGAGGAATTAGAAGAAACGTTTAGTAAGCTAAAGGAAAAAGGTGTGGAGTATAGCGATGAAGTGATTGACTTTATTTACGATTACCTGATGTCAGAAACGGCCGATAGTTCTTTAGGACTTATAGAAGCTATTATTAACGAAGCAAGAAAAGTATTCGGGGATGTGAGAATAAGATTGTGCATTTATATGGATTGGGATATGGCAGTGGATGATATGCTTTTGATATCTATTGCTTGCGATTCTGACTCAGCGGAGAAACTTGAAGAAGTTAGAAGCAAGTTTAGAGATGAGATAAACGAAATTGATCTGCCAATACATATTACTTGCGATTTTCCAACCAAAAATGAAGAACTTAATATTGATGAACTTGAAGGTATTATAGCAGGTGTAGTGAAAGAAAAAGGTTTCGATGAGATGTATCTTACAATAGAGAAGAAGTTGAACGCAGCATACATTTACATTCCAGTGAAAAAATTTAATGTAGAAGTATCAAGGAAGTTTGGTGCTATTAGAATGACGTTAGCAACGCTTAGGATGTTTATTGAAGTGATACCACTCTTTAAAGGTGAGTATATTGGTAGCAATATGAAATATTATAAATTAGATGATAGAAATTAGGGTGTGATGAGCGATGAGGGAGATTAAGTTTAGAGGCAAAAGAGTAGATAACGGAGAATGGGTATATGGTTTCCTTGTAAAATTTGAAAACCCCGATGGCAAAAAAGGCACTTTTATTCTTCCAGAAAATTATAAAATAAACTTTAGCGTGCTATTTCAAAAAATATACAAAAATATTGTAAGTGGGTTTTTGCGAGTTAATCCTGAAACTGTTGGGCAGTACACAGGGATGAAAGATAAAAATGGCAAAGAAATATATGAAGGTGATATTATTGATGTGGATGGAATACCATACAAAGTAAGATTTGGACAATTTGTGGATACAAAGGGACATCATCAGTGTGGGTTTCATTTGTTTGATATAGAAGAAAAGGTAATCGTTCCTCATTTGGGGTATAACATTGATGAGAAGCCACAATGGGTAGTAGTTGGGAATATTTATGAAAATAAAGGTGTTCACTAAGTAAGCAGGTTATATTAGTCACCCAATTGCGTCCGATTTGCGTCCAATTTGTGTCAGATAATAAAAATGCCCCCGTTTCTGGGGGCTAATGTTTAATTTATTGAGTTATGGGGGTATGTCAAAAGCTATATGATACACTTGCTTCAACAGGAAAGCTAAGTTCAAATGGAGCACTTATAGGATACTTTTCAGCCTTTGCACCAACTAATACACCAATGCCTAAACCATTCCATGTTTTATTATAGCCTAAATATCCTGCAAATGTCAAACCATAAGTTTTAAAGTAATCTGGTGTAGAAGCAATAGCCTTCATTTCTACAGTAAAGTCTTTAATACAGATATTGTAATCAGCTATAAGTGATAGGTTATAAGGCACATCAAGTATGGTGGTAGGTGAAGCAAAATTTTTAAGAGAATAGTTTGTTGCTGCTACAGCACTGATGGTAAAATCCGTCTTTGGCAATACAAATGAAAATGCAGAAACTACAAGTATCAATGCTATACACAGTGCTATTATTAATCTCATCATCAACCCTCCTTTCATACATTCTCATTAGCAGTTATACCCTCATTTAACTCTGCCCATATCAAGCATATGTTTACATATTCAGCAGTATCAGTAGAACTTATATTTTCAATCTCTATGATATAAACTGTATCAGGCTTTAAAATTAGTTCTGCACCTGCAAGCTGTGCAAGATCACCACCTGTAGCAGACTGGTTGGACGTTGCACCACCAACAAGTGTTTCAAGCCACAACGTTCCACCAGAATATGAAGGATTGCTTTTGACACTTGATAAGCTTGTTACAGTTGCATTATCGTTTAAATTGTTTATTGTAAGTGGGCTTGTACCTTCATTAGTTACCGTTGCATCTTTCAGTAGCCTTAATACTGTTGAAGCACCAAATGAACTTAAGTGCAGTGTTTTAAAATGGACATACGAGTTTGCTGCTGTTTTAAAGCTATAAGTTACCTTGGCACCAGCACTCATATCAGTAATTGAAACAATTGTACTGAATAGCTTACCACGGTGTGATAGCTGATGATTATCCTGTATTACACGCAGAGCACCAATTATATCATCGACAAAGCTGATTACCTTGTTGGAAGATGAATAGGTTTTGCCTGTAAGCATTGAATAACCTGTGCTCATGTAATCATCTCCTTAGAAGTTCAAACTTATTCCAAAACCAACTCTTGGCTTAAACTTGCCATGAATTGTGTTCTTCCAACTATTAGCTAATATGCCATGCAGTTCAAGTACTTTCAATTTTTTTGGTGTATAGCCTAATGAAACTCCTATGTTCTTTGTTGAAACACCTGCATTGAAACTAAAATTGCCTTTCCTGAACAATTCTTTCATAACAAATAAGTTATATTTGCCATCTACAATTGAATATACTTTCTTTATACCATGGTGTTTATATAGTGCATTTATTTTATCAAGCAATTGTTTCATTGTGCTAAGCGTTGGATTTTGGAAGAAAAAATACCATCGCTTCGATTACTGCACTGATTATGCCTTTTATATTTGTATCGATATAAAAACCATCTGCTTGTGCAAGTTGTTCTACAATGCTAATAGCTTCTTCTTTCATTTTCTTGTATAATGCTTCAAGTTCTTCTTTGGTGATCTTACCGTCTTCTAATGCTTTCTTCTTTTCTTCTTTTAGTTTCTTATAGCTTTGTTCAATTGCTTTTGTAGCTATTTCAGCATAGTAGACTATCTTCTCTACAGGTGAAACAACGTTAGGATTCTTATCTAATGCTTCTACTATTTTTCTGAGTGCACCTGTAAATTCAGGTGATATTGTGATTATTGTTTCTACCACCTTGTTAAAATGCTTGACTAAGAAGTATATCAACCAAAACACTCCTACTCCTATGCCTATCCAGATTAAAGTGCTAATCATTAATATCTACCTCCTTAGCATAAGGCTCGAAATTAAGTTCTGACCACCATATTACTGGTATATCCTCCTTAGTATCCTCCTTAGTACAAGGTTCAAAGCTAAGCTCTGACCACCAGATTACTGGTATATCAAATCCATACCAGTAACCAGTGATTTCTTTGTTTGACCCCATAGTGTTAATAACTGATTTGCACATAATATCACTCCTCTTTTAATAATAACACATCATCTTCTATTATACACTCATCATCTTTTAATCTTGGATCAACTACAGGAGAATAATCAAGATAATCCATAGGCAGCAATATACGCTGTATATACTTATCTGCTTCCTCTGATACTTTTATCTTATACATGCATATTTTATGTTTCCTGAAATTATATTCAGGAAAAGCCTCATGAATTATCTTAGTCCAGAAGCCAACGTATTCTCTAAAAGCTTTTTCAAATAATTTTCTATGCCTAATTGTAGGGCTTTTTAATTTGCCTCTCTTTGTCCATGCTTTTCTTGTTATATCTGCAATGGTTTTTAACTTAACCAAGTCAATTTTAATCTTCAATGGTATCATCCCCATCATAGAAAATGCTTACCAGTTTATGCCTTAGTTCATCCACTTCATTAAACGTATGGCTTAGCCTAAGCTTGTCGAGAACAATCAAGCTTATGTATTCGTTTACTATATCAAGTATCATCTTAAAAGCCTCTTCATCGAGAGCAAGGATAAAACTCTTCTTCTTGCTTTTTCTTACCATTTTACATCACCCCAGTTTCCTTAACCACAATTTTCTTTTCACGCCCTGCATAAAGAAGTACCTCTATAACAGTTATTGGCGAAGGTGGAAACATTTTTTGCTGGGCATAATAATCGTTTACCCATGATGGTATGGTTATATGTCTTCTTAGTATCCGCGTTACTTTTTTGTTGTGCGAATCATATTTCCATTTGCCTGTTGATAAATTTGTTGGAATATGTGTATGCCCTGCTATGTAAGCATCTACGCCTTCTATAGCGTCAGCAAAATATCTTGATTGTCTTGCTGACTTCTCCATAAATCTTCCCCCACTCGAACCATGAGTAACAGCTATTGAGTAATTTGTCCTTCTCTTAGTGCCTTTACCAATCTTGCCTTTGACAGAAATATCAAGCACAAACATATATTTAGCAAATGGTATATCAAGAAGATAGCAAATATTTTCTATCGTAGAATCATCTGTTTCTTTGAGGCTTCTATACTCATGATTTCCAAGTACAACACCAAGTATTCTATCTTTAAACGGAACTAAGAAATTATCCCTGAATACTTTTATAGATTCACTTGGTGTTAATTCTTCTTCGTATATATTACCTATTGAACGTTTGGTAGAATTGTTTATAACATCTCCTAAGTATATAATGTAGCTATCCTTATAGCTTTCAATGACCTCAAGAGCCTTTCGCCAATAACTACCAGCAGAACCTATGTGTAGATCACCAATAGGAAGCAAACTAATAACTTCACCATTAAACTCGTAAGAAAATACAGGAATTTCAATAGCCATTTTTGCCTCCTTTCCTATACATCAGGCACAATAATTACAAGTTCACGTTCAACGAGTTTATAACCATCTTTTTCCCAATAGAACGCTATATAGTAAGCATCACCGCCTTTAAGATCGGAGTATGTATCAGGTGAAGCATAGAACTCAACGTAGTAGTAATCATCATTACCGTAATTAATAGGCAGTGGAACAAGCTGTGAAGGTGTAACTTCAGGTGTCTCTAAAAATGCATTGTAAGTATCAGGAGTTACAGGAATCCAATTAGTTCCATCAAAGGCTTGTGGTTTAAACCTTACAAAAACTGTATCTTTGTATCTTACTTTTTGTGCCATTGTTCATCACTCCTCATCAATAAAATCACTAAGCGTTCTGAATTTATTTGCAAGCTCTGATATGGTTTTGTAAATATTTGCTACCTCAGACAATGTTCTAAAAAGTATTAGAGCAGTTTCAGATATTTCAATGAGTGTGGAAAGGTTTTGTAAAATAAATTGTGCTGTTTCAATAGAAGTATTTATTTCGGCTTTGTGTAAGCTTTTTAATTCTATTGAATTATTTAGCTTACTCTGTATTCTGTCGACACTTTCTTCGATACTTGCTAACTGCTTTGTTAGTTTCGTTGTGTTATCACTAAGTAATGATAATTGCTTTGCTAATTCTTGCTTAGTTTCTACAATAACAGGTGTATCTTTTGCTACAACGCCTTTTTCTTCTACCAACGTATTTAGATAATGCTCAATTACTGTGAGATCGACAATTTCTATAAGTGAAGATAATTCTTTTGTAGTTGTTTTAACACTTTCAGCGACAACAATAATATTACTAATTATTTGTTGCATCAATTCATTGGAAACACTAATATCTGTACTGTTCAGCTTTGTTATTTGCAACCCAGCAGATAGCTCGTTTAAAGCCTTTTTTATAGTTTTTACAATAGAAGGAATGTCAATTTTTTCTCGCAATATAACTTCTATCATTTGAGCAATATTTTTAAGTACTTGTATTGTTGTTTTTATAGTCATGTCTATACCATTAGAGACATTCACTCTTAAACTCTCTAAAGTGTTTATCTGTAATAATAATGATTTTGATAGTTCTGCCGAAGTTTGTAATCCCTTAATTTGGTTCAAAATTAAACCACCAAGAGTGTTTATATGCTTTTTAAATAATTCCGCAGCAAATATAGAAGGATTAGCTTTCTTGCTTTTTATCTCGCTTAAAGAGTTTAAAACACCTATTGCGTGTTGTACGAGTATTTCTTGCGTGCCAATAGTAAGTAATTGATTATGCAAAGTGTAGTTTGTGGCTTTGATCCATGTATCAGAACGTGCGTCAGAGGATATGCGGATTTCGTAGATATTACCATCAAAATAATAAGAACCTCTATTATCTCTACCAATATTTAAAACACCTTGAATAGCTCCTCTTGACTCTGTTAAGAGCGTACCTGAGGCTATTGTTGTTGTATCGCGAAAAACACTATACGTGTTGCTTGCTTCTGAAAAAACCATTGAAACATAATAATTTATGTTAGCACTAAATGAGCTAACATTACCTACCCAAAAATTTTTGTCTGTATCCGCAATACCTCCGCTTAATGTCGCATTTGTGTCAAATCTAAACCCATACTGTTCTTCGTACTCCCCAAAATTGCGCGTTAGTACCGCACAGCTACCTGTAAAAGTTTCTACCTTACAATATGCTTCTATTGTCATATTGTCGTATGTTGGTATGTTTGAGCCCGCAAGGATATAATCATTTGCTCCATCAAAATTTCGATAATATCCATTACTTGACAATACCAATGTTGACCCATAATTAGTTCCATCGTTACCATTGCCTGTACTATCTTCCAACGTTGGTCCCATATGCATAACCAGCTTGTAATCATTATCCCAAACTGCTGGTGGATCAGAAGCATCGGCTGCTTCAGAATTACCATAATACACATAAAACTCAGTGTCTGATGTCGAAGAAACAAAAGGTAATTTTACGTGATAGACTGCTATTTGTTGAGTATTGTCATGCACTTCGCGTTCAAAACTTAAAAGAGTAGTGCCATCATTAGCCGCGAAACGTATATCAGAGCCGTCTGACTTTGCGTGTGTAAATATAGGATTATTACTCAGGAGAATGACTTTGACAGGAAAATTTGTTAAGTCTGCGTCTATCTTGGTATGATCTATTGTGAGTTTTTGTCGCCTATTCCAGCCACTTAACCAAGCCATGTCAAATCACCTCTGTAATATTACCTCCTTTATCAATCAAATATCTCTTTTTCTCGTATTGGTTATCAGTATTCAAAATATAAGCCTCAACAACAACAAAATTGCTGCCCTCTTCAACAACTCTGCCATGATATTGTTCAATAAGATTAGCAAATTTTTGTTTAATATCATTGCTTCGCGTTATGGGTGTTGGATAACCGTCCTTCCACTTAGCAACCTCGTTTTCAGTCCCTCGGTTTAAGACGTATACGTATGCGGTTCTTTTTATAGCGGTTTCTCCTTGTATTTCAAAGAAAGGGACTTCAAATAATTCAAGATTTGGGAAAATAGCTTTATCGGCTTCTGGTAGCAAATTACGCTCAAAATCTATATTACCTACTAAAGATACAAAAGGAAGATTCTGAAACTCCTGCAAGAGCTCGTTTAAAGTCATGCTATCAGCCTCCTAAATATCAATTTGTGCTTTCTTCATACGCTTGAATCGTTACATAAACGTCTCTAAGATTTTCTACTGGTGTACCCTGCGGTACAACACATTTAATCCAAAATGATGTAGAACCGCTTGCTGCTATATCAGACAAAGATAATGGTGCTGATTGCCATGTTCCAGGAGAACCTGAGTTATCTGGTGCAAGTTCTATCCATGAAGGATCAGCACCTTCACCAGAAAGCAGATCATTTATCGCTGATACTGATACATCTGTATATTTCCTATCCGAAGCGGTATTACCTATCCAAATTTGTTGCTGTTTGGTTCTGTCATCTGCATCAGCTGAACTGGTTAAGAATTTTGCAAGACCTGAAAGTGTGTTTACACCTTCAAATATCCTTGTGCCTGTGCTAAATGCTACTGCTGTTTGGCCCGAAGATAATGCATCACCAAGATATACTACTCCAGCACTATATCCCCATTCACCTGAACTTGGAGAAGTCGGTGTTGAAGTATTTTTTGTTAGGAGTTGCCCATATGGTTTGCCGCTTTCAAATATCCTAACCTCTGCTGGCTCTTCACTAACATTAAATTGGCTCCCAGAATCACTTAAACTTCCAACTATCTCAACAATCCTTTGTGTCAATCCAGAATCTGAATAAAACTGTAATGCCATTATTTTTCAACCTCCTTTACAACACTATATTCCCCTTCAATTATAACACTTACCAATATATTATCAATCCTATCAAGCCTTACTATTTTATCTTCCGTGGCAATAAAACTTGCAGCGTTGCAACTTAACTTCATTATCTCTTGAGTTGCTTCATCAGGGTCTTCAAAATGCAGAGCTATTTTCTTATCATTGACAGCAATTTGCATACTATCACCTCTCAAAGAATTTCTTATATTTTTTCACTTTTGAAAGAATATCAATTGCATACTGCCAGTTAGATGGTTTCTCACCTTTTTCAATACAGTTGATAATATAAGTAATACCACCATTGTAAGCACATAATGCCCAGAAGTCTAAATTCGTATTAACCTCTTTGCTTTTAAGGGTGTCATAAATATATTTTAAATAAGCACAGCCAAGCTTTATGTTATTTTCTGGTTTCATAACATTACTTACTTCATAACCCATCTGTTTCAAATGCTCTAAAGCAATTGGTGTCAACTGCATCAAGCCTTTATCTTCTGACTTACCAATAGCATCTTCATTAAAACTGCTTTCTTTTTCAATAACTGCCATAACAATTGTAGGCTCTATGCCATTACAATGTTTTTCAACAAGTGTTGCAACATCACGTATATTCATTGAAAAACACGCCCCAATAAAAAACTTATAACCGCCGCAATCGTGCTACCAGATAAAAAAACTTTTAATACCCATCCGCCGATCTGTTGCTTTATCATGTTTTTTACCTTGGTTTCTAAGAAGCCATTCATTAGCATATCAATTATTTTTTGTTGCCCTTTTTTTAACTCTTCGATGTCATCACATAGATTTGATACCCTTTCTTCAAGTTTTGCAAGCCTTTCGTCATGTGTCATCTACATCTCTCCTTTCAAGCAGCATATCCTCATCCAAAAAGCATTCATTAAAAGCTAAATCAAGCCTATATGCAGGTAAATATATCTCATGAAAATCTGGATGTATCGACTTTTTTATAAGCTCATAAGCATCTGGTGAAAAGTAAATTGCCTTGAATTTTACTATATCGTTTAATGGATCAAACCATTCTATGTTGTAAGATACCAGATCGTATATGAAAGTAGCATAATAGTTTAGTATGCGTTTCAACGGATAAAACTTAGTAGGGTGGTATATATTCTTTCGCCACTCACCATTCGCTGTTTTTAATTCGCGTGCAAGCCTATCTAAAACATACAGTTTGTTAACATCAAAAGTTATAAGCATTTACACCACCATATAAATTATACCAAAGTCAATGTAAACTTTACAAATCACATTCTACTTTACAAGTCATATATACATCAAAACGCGGATCAGTTATATCTTTAATTTCTAAGCTTTCGTTGGCAGAAGTAATAGCAAGTAAATCTTTAGAGATAGGAATGGTTGTATCTACCAAGTCTTCAGAAGAGTTATTTGTTATAGTAACTACACATGCATCTTGTTTTTCTTCAATAGAAATCTCTGGAACGTAGCTAAGTGTTTTATATTCAACATCGCTATAACGATAAGTGCCAGCACGCAAACTTCCAGAACCCGTTTGATGGTATCCACCGTCTTGCCCCACAAAAAAGTATTTTGAGGCCGATAAATCCAATTGATATGTTGTGTTTATATACGCATTACCATCATAATACACAGTTATATTGTCGTTTTCTAAAACAACCTCATATGTATGCCAATTACCCTCGCTCCAGCTCGAAGAAGATTCAGCAATTTTAGTTCCATTATAATGCAAAGATAATTTATTGCTTGAATTTATATTTAGTATGAAAACATATGATAAATCTTCAGCAAGTAGCCCAATGTAGTTTGACATGATATAACTTTGGCTTGGTGAATAATATTTACATTTAAAACTTTTTAACCTTTCTGGATGTTTAATGGGCCTATAAAGGGTAGAAACATAAACGCCACCAGACGGTGTTGATTCATTCAAATACAAAGCATTACTTGAAATATAAAAGTATGAGTAAGACCCTTCATCTTCCACCCAGCCATTGCTTATTGTATCACTATCAGCTCTATCAAAAGCATCAATGAAATTAGAAGGGACGGCTTGTTCAATATCTGGAGAATAACCAACGCTTTTTTTAATGCTAAATCTCTTGTGCGAATTAGCCTTAACTTCATCTACATAAACCCACACATTACCAATTGCATTACCAGCATCATCACACTCAATCCAATATGGTATTGCCATTTAGCCACTCCTCCAGAAAGTCAGGTTTGTCTTCAAAAATATACAAGTTATTTGGATTTGCCTTTTGCACATATTCTTCTACATGCTTACAGCACTTGCCAGCATTATACAAGTAAATCATTACATTCTTTCGTGCAAAGTAAAGTGCTAACGATGCAAAACCACAATCAACTGGCAAACCATTCATATTGATTACAATACACTTATCGATCTTGGATTTCTGGATTTGACCCCACAAATCCCAAAATCTACCTTTGTAATCAAAGAAACCCATTTACATCACTCCTTGAATACATAAGTGTATTGTAAACGAATAGCTACATTCCTAAGTGTTATAGCACTGCTACCAGCAGTAGCTTTTACATAAACTGTGGTTTCTGCTGATGGGTCTAAATCACCTAAATTAAGTGTAGCATAATATGTTGTGCCATCAGTTGAAAATGATAGTATAGTTGAATCAGAGCCTGAATAATCAAATATTTCATAGCCTGAAAGTACTACGTCCTGTGCCATTAATGTGGTAGATTCATTCTTGACAGTTATTGTATCAACCATATCTTGGTTTACAGGCAGTGGTGTGTTATTAAAAAGCCATGTGCTACCTGCAAAGCATATAACTGTATCAGTTTTTACTTCACCTAATTGCACTTGCTGATTTACATCATCCCATTCCCATTCATCTGCGTCTAAAGTGCCATCTGTATTTAAAGTAAGCAGAATGCCATTTGGATTGGTTTCACTATAAACTCTTACTTCATTTGGCTGTTCAGAACATGGAATTGTATCAGTATTACTGCCACTACCAACTACATATTTTAAAGTTGTTGCATCTTTGTAAAGCTTAACCATAATCAACCCTCCTTAGAATGGGCAGTCTATATCTATAATAACATAATAGTGCATCTGAAATGTTCTGCCTATATCCGCTTCAGCAAACGTAACTGTGCCAGCCTCAGAATCAATTAGCACCTGTCCTGAAGTTGGTGTTCCAGATGTAATTATTTCAGCATCTACGCCAGAACCATTCTGCTCCGGATCGTCAAAAGTTGCTTGCATAAGAAACGTGTCAAGCTCCCAGAAATTAGCATTAGCCGCTTCAGGTATTGTATAAGTGTATGTTCCATCTCCATTATCCACAACAGTTGGAGTTGCAACTGTAATATCGATATAGTGATATTCCCAAAAACGTAGATCATATACTTTTTTGATTTCTAACTCCGATAATGCATCTTTAATTATCCCTTCTGCAACAGTAAAGTAGAAATACTCATCTTGCACAAAATCACCTTGTGAAAAGTCAAACGTTAATTGCACACCATCTTCAAGCTCTATTGTTGTACTATCAACTGTTCTTGGATTATTACCATCATAAGCAACCCATTGTGAGCCATCCCAACCATACCAGTTCGGTGAAGTTAGATCACCGTTATCAGTAAATAGCTGCAAATCAGTTGCGTTGTAAGGATATAATATCTTTTGCGGGTATCTATAAGCAACACCAGACCAGAATAGCTGCGATTTTGCTTCTTCTGCTATATTACGTATTTCTGTTGTACCATCTAAGTGATATGCTGAGTAAGTATCATCACCATTATCAACAGCGATGTATGTATAATTACACCTTGCATTAGGAACATTAAGCACCTCTGTTAGTAAATTCTTATCTCTTTTGCTACCATCAAACCATACATAACCGTCTATATCAAACTGTATATGATCCCAACTTATTAAACCTGTAAGATCAAATGTAGTGGTTTCTGTAGTTAAGTCGGTTTGCAGTATCCACTGTTCAGTTTCACCTAATAGATAACACACATCCTGATCTGGATGTGATACAAGCATTACAGTAGAACCTTGTGGAATACTTGTTTCTGCTATCTGTGTTATTGTGCTATCTAAATCAAGCACATGCAAGGTATAAGGATCACTATCTTCAAGTAGTATGATTCTACCATTAAACCATGTTGCTTGCTTTACATCAAAATCAGCAGTATAGCTGAATATCTTTTCTGGCTCAAACTCCCATGGAGTTTCGAAAACCTCGATGCTTCTCTTGTTAGAACGTACAACAAGAAAAATATAGTAGTCTTTTTGTGTTGGGTCTTTACGCCTGCTTTCACACCAAATACCATCACTTGCTAAATAAAAAAAAGAGCCTTGTTGAATAGAATAAGCGTAAGCTCTAATTGTAGTAGAGCTGTATTGATAATAAGGCAATGCTTCGGAATAAAAACTCGTTTTATCGGGTTTGTAATATGAAGTGCCAACAGAGTAAGGTACTTTAGTCCATACAAACTGCGCTGTGTTTAGCCCGCCGCCTTTTGTTATCTTGAGCAAATAATGAACAGCTCTGCACGAATAAGTTGTATCGTTGTATGCCCAACCGCTAAGCAATTGCACAGTAAACGTAGCTAACGAATCACCAAGTTCTTCGGTTTGATAGGTCAAAAAATCATCTGAAGTCAGCGGGACCGTTTTTGTGTTGAAAATCGATGAGACGCTTTTTTGGTAAATTTCCTCAGCTGGAACATAAAAATTATTATAGTAATAACGATAACCAACACCATCAATCACACGTTGTAAATACAATGTAGTAGCGTTAAAAATACGGTTTGTCGCATTTATATCAAGTGTGTAAAGAACTTTGTTTGTGCGATAATCACCTGTTTTAATTAAAGTTGCAGAAAAGCCACTGCTGGATGCTGGTAAGAAAGTCATAACAGGCGAGTTTTTTGGGACAAACACAGCACGATCAAGCCCTTTGAATGAATATTCATCATATCCTGAATAAGTTACATCTGGGAAAGGCATAGCAAAAAGATACCATTTCCAATAATTTGCAGGTGTTAATTGCATTCTACCACCTCATTGTTAGCTTATATTGAATCACATAACTATCTGTTTCTGTAAACTCAACTGCTTGGCTCAAACGTAAAACTGCGATAAGCCTTGAATAAGTAGACCCCCAAAGTACTGCTATCCCATTTATTATTTGTGGTCCTGTAATGCTACCAGTTGTAGCTATAATACTTCGCCCATCGATATCATCATGTACTTCTCTACTATAACGCCCAATATTAATACCATTTGGTGGAACAACCCCATTGTAATAAGCATCTCTAAGATCCTCATCACTTATTGGCTGTTCATAAACTAAAAATTGTGGGTCATAAGCATAATATCCTTTGCCAAAACTGGCATTTTTTGCTCTGCGAACAACAGTATTATTGAAAACATATTCTTTATCAAGCACACCATTTAAATACTTCTTTATTAAAACCTGTCCTTCAAACATTATTCAGCCTCCCAGATGCAGAAGGTTCGATTTGAATTATGTCAGCAAACCCTAAAAAAGTTGGATAATACTGTTCACTTGTTGGCAATAAAGTTACTGCATAACCAGGCGTTTCAAAACTTTCAAAAAAACGGAGCACATTTAATCTATATCGCTTTTCTTTGCGCACATCTATTGCTTTTGGCAACATCCAAAAAAGGTCTTTTACATCTGTGCCACATATTATCATTAGCTTTTCTATCTTCATGAGCAATCACCTTCACTTTCTGAAACGCAACAGGCTTATACTGCACTGTTTCGCCCATTTTAATTCACACCTGCTTTATAACCTGTTACTTTTAACCACAAATCTCTGTAATTCCCAAACGTTTCACCATCTAAATAAATGCGTATCTTAACAGTATGTGCTGTATCTTTGGCTATTTCACTTACAGTGTAAGGAAAATCATATTCACCATTTTCATCATACCATTTGATTGTAGGAGTATAATAATTTGGGCCAGCAATATCAACAGTTACATTCAACAAACGATAGTTGGTTTCATGAATAACTATCCCACTTTCAATTTTATCATATCCAGTCATATTTGTAATCATAAATAAAGAATTGAATGCAAATTCACCAGAAGAAAATGCAACATAAGTTTCACCTGGCTGTGGTTCTGAAGGAATGGTTAATAAATCATTGTTAGGATCATAAGTCCAGCCACTTACTATTTCACCATTTAGATACGTAGAGCTAAATAGCCTTACTTCTGCTGGCTGTTCTTCTACAGTTACGGTAGTTCCAGAAGTTATTTCACATAACACACGTTTCAGCTCTTCACCTGTCTTTAAATCTTTTACTGTCATGCTAACTCCTCCATATAGCCATACACATATTTGTCAGACATGTTAGTGATAGCACATTCGCTGGTAAGTGCATTGATAATCATTCTAATTCCAGTTTTATCTACAAGTATGTTCTGTGAACCTTCAATGCTATTACCATCTATAAAAACCAAATCCACAGCTTCAACTGCATCTGATTCGGTATGCAACTTTAAAACATAAGTTTTGCCTCTTTCAACATCAAAACGTTTTTCTATAAATGGCTTTAACTCTATCTCATTCCTCACTTACCTTCACCTCCACAGTGTAGTAATCTGCTTTGACCGATACTTCATCATCATTCCATACAAAAATCCTTGCATAGCCGTAATACTTTTTCATTGCAATCACAAGATAGTCTACTATCACCTCTTGAAACTTTTCCATATCCATAAAGATTCCAAAGTTAGCCACATCGTTTACCTGATCACCTGCGGAAACAGTAACTTTTATGCCTTGAAACGTTTCATCAAATCCTTGGATCGTTCTAATAACACCATACTTATTATCAAAATATTCCCGTAATTCGCTCAAAATGCCGTGATACCAGATATCCTCAGTTGGTATTGTAATTTTTACCCCATTCTCTGAAACCTGTGATACTGTTACCAGCTTCAGTTCGGCAGCAAAATCATCTGCAACATCTTGGGTTATTATTAATTCACAAGCAAATCTATCATCAATGTCTTTTGCTACTACAAGTTCTACTGGACTATCCGAAAAGTGATATTCACCAACAACAACCTTTGTACCATTATTCAAAACATCCGTACCTTCTGCTACCTTTCGTATCATTCCTGCTGTGATAGTTTCTTCATCAGCTTTAACTACCTCAATACCATTTCGTTGAGGATAATTCAATTTAGGAAAGCCTGAAGTTATTAGCTCAAAAATATCTGTGTAGGGTTGATAACCAACTACTGTTGTTGGTTCTGGTGCTGCTCTAAACACCATAAAATCTTCAATTGTTAAACCCTGTGCAGTTATCTGCATTATTGTGTTATCGATAGTAGTTGCTTCATTAAGTGGTGTAGTATCATATGCTACATAAACTTGTTGATCACTTTCATAAAAAGTTATTGCTAACTTGTTGCTTGAATAACCAAAATCTATTTCTCGTAGCCCTTCAGTCAATGTGGTTACTTGAGTACCGTTTATCGATAAAACACTATCATTTATTGTTACAGTCCACTTTTTCAGTAAGTTGATCGGGTCTATTAAATCAAAAGTAGCATTGTAATCTGCTTCTGTAAAAAGCATTTTTACTTTAAAGGGTAGATCACCAATATAATCCAATGCAACTGTACCATCTTCTATGCGAAAACCTGTTTGATTAATGTAATAAGTCCCGCTAATACCCAAAATATAGTCAGGCATTCTACCTATATCATAAAGCAAAAACAAACTTTCTGGCCAATAAGCACGATAGATTAAAGTACGCTCCACATATATCGGCAAAACCATTCTATCTTCAAGGTGTGGCAACCTAATAAAGACTCTATCGACTCCTCGATCGGTATCATACATTATATAGGTTTGCAAAAAGTTACCCCACAGCTGTGCGGTATAATGTTCGCGCGTTTCGCTTTCAAAGCGAAGCTCAACTATTTTGTCATAAGGCTCTTCTGCATATAAATCAACATACACAAGTAATCCATCATGAGCAACACTTTTAACTTTCATGTTAATCTAACACCAACCATCTTGATAGAGTAAGTTATCGAAGCATCTGTATTATTAACAACACTTACTGCTAAATTTCTAAATTCAAGTGATCTGATGGCAAAATGCTGTGAAGTTGAAAGTAAATCGAATTGGTAAGTAATAATATTGAATTTCTGGTTCGTAGAGTATTGATCATCGTTGCAACCGTAAATCTTTAAATAAACATTTCCACTCGTTGCAGATGTAGTAAAATTAAAATCTATACCAATTGTCACATACTCAGACACATCAGCACCATGATAATCTGATGTAACACCTGCAGCTATAGTTCCTGAACCTATCTCTAAAGGCAACGTTTTAATTACAGGCATTCATCTCACCCCTTAGTTAGTTGGCATAACAATATGGCCTAAATACAACGCAACATTATAATAGTTATAAATCTGTGCATCAGCATTCAATAAATCTGCTTTTACCTTTGCCCTAAACATTGTTCCTGCTGTGTACCCGCAAAAAGTGTGATAATTATAATATTCCCATGTAGAAGCTGCAACTTCTTTGCCGATCTTCAACCATGTTGCTGTTACATCAGCAGAGGCATATTCACTGAAACCAACATAGATACAATCATAATCGATATCAGGTTCAAGAAAAATATCTTCTTCAATGCTTTCAGATAAATCCTTTGCTAAAAACTTACCATCAAACAACCAACTATCACCCTTGAAAGCAACTATCACATCACCTGTTGTTGGTGTAAAACCAAGTTCAACCTGCTGTGTGCTTGAATTATATTTCCATTGTTCACCTGAAGGTGGATCATTTTCTTGTAAGTAAACACCCCAAGGAGCTGCTGCGTTATACTTCCTTACTTCATCTGGCTGATCCGAAACACTAAACGAAGTAGTTGCGTCATCACCATCAAGCCTTCCTACTTGCAACTTTACACCATCTAACCCATATAAATAGCTACCAGCAGTGTATGAATTATCAACCGCAGTTGTGAAAGTAATAGTGGTTTCGCCAGTGCCACCATCATAAGATATAGCAGATACTTCAAGTTTTTCCCATATATCATTCTGAATCATTATCACAATTTTTCCTGCCTGCAAATATGTATCAGAACTCACATCACCATCAATCACACATGTTGTAGCACCTGCTGAAACATCATATTTAAGGGAAAATGTTTTTGCTGGTCTATAAACATTAACCATTTAAATAACCTCCCCTTCAAGAAATCTAAGAACCTTTAAACTTGCTTTTTGATTCTCCCCTACCGTTGCTAACGTAATTATATCATATTTTAAATCATTTGCTAAAAATTTATCAAAAGTAGGTACCTCAGTTGAACCTTCAGGTATTACAACTTTCCTTGCATAAAAATTCTCGGTAGTATATAAACCTTCTAAATCAACCGTTCCACCATTCAAGTTTACAAAAGTGTTATATGTCAGCTCACCATCATTTTGTTTTACAAAAAAACCTGAATATGCACCAACTATTTCATCAACAAAACCTGGCCTGTAGTATGGCACATCTATCCCTGCTATTTTTCGCACTTGTGCTGATAAAGAGCCATCTGTCATTATTTTGTTATCATTTTTATTCCAATAGTATGGCACTATCAAAAATTTTGGAAGTTTTCCTATGCCACCATCTTCTTTAAGGATCACAAGCATCGGACCACCAATAAGCTTTGAAGGCTTAACGCTCTCTTTTACTAAAGCATTAACATAAACATTCATTGGAAAAGTTTCCTTATCCACTGAAATTGCTTGAAGTAAATATAAGTCAGTGCCTTCGCTTGTTAACAAAATTTCTGGCCCAGAAATATACTTTCCCCAATCAAAAGTTTTTAACTCTTCTAATCCCCATGTGCCTTTTCTGATTTTATAAACACCTTCAGTTGAGTCAAAACCATAGATATACATTTTTGGGCCTCTTCGCAGTATTTTTGTAGTATAATTCAAAATCTTAAACTCCAAATCACCAACATAAACTGGTTTATCGTTTAAAAAGTATATTGTATCTTCATATTCAACAGAAACATAAGCAACCAGCCCAATATACATATCATAAACAGTGTACATCCACATCGGTGGCCCTAAATGCCAAAACACTTCAACAGCACCGCCTAAATCTCCAAGCACAAACTTATCACGTAGCTGAGCATATTCAATAAACATCATAACTGACTTTATTTCAGGGTCTTGCGACCATTGCAACTCAGGGCGTGCTTGATCCAAGACATAATCCAAACGTTTCGCATCTATTTTAAAACCTGTTATTCCACTATCCCAACCAATAAAAAGAACCGATTGTGCCCCCACATAATCAGGCGTTATAAACCATTGGTTAAAAAAGCCACGCGAATGAAAACCAAACGCACCAATAAGACTCTTATCCCCCCTTAATGCCTCGCTCGCATCGATAACTTTCTTCTCTAAATCAAAAGCTGTTGCATCTAAAACAGCCATTGGCAAAACCATTATTGGTTCAAATACAAATATTTGGTCAAATCTCTCACCAAAAATATAAGCATAAGCATCCACATAAGGTGAAACAGGTAAGGGCATATACGTTTGCGTTTGCTCCATAAAAAATGCTTTTTCCACCGAAAAGTCACGATAGATTTCTTCGTTAACATATCCTTGATCAACAGAAAAATTATAAGCATAAATCCCAGCAGGTATTTTGTTTTGTGGTTTATATTCTGGGTGTATATCATAAACAGGCGGAGCACCAGGAGCAGATATAGTAACAAGTTGTAAACCACGTGGTGAAGTGTCAGGAAAAACCATAATATATCGTTTCTTTGTTAAAATGGCATGTGACATAACACCAAAATACATTTTAAAGTATTTCCAATACTTTATATGCCCCATTATATAATCACACATGAACTTAGCTAAATCTCTAAACATGAAAGAACCTACTACTCTACCTATACCGTCGATTATCACTATTCCATCATAGTAAAATTCAAAATCAGGAGAATGTGGTTCTGCATAGCGTATATGTAAAGCAATTGCACCAGTAGCATAATTAACAGTGTTGTATCTACTGTTTGCAACTATGTAGCCATTGTTTACTTCAAAAATCTTAATCCTTTGTCCACCTGAAACCAACCATACCTGTTTTCCATAGTTTGTCCCTTCAGGCCCAGCAATAAAAAAGCCATAACCATTGCCACGCGATTGTGGCAAGGCACTTAGAAAGGGTTATCAGTCTCCCCTGTGGCGGTTTTTATATGAAATCTTCTACTTCCAAGCCTATCGCCAGCTGCTGGCGGAACTCTCATAGTACCTAAAGGTGTTGAAATATAAGTTGCTACTGCACTTGTCCCTACCACTCGCCCTTGAAAAGTATTGATAAGTACAGATTCGTTCTCAAGGTAAAATCTTTTTTTAGAAAGGCTATCAAAGAACATTTCCTTCACCTCTCCTTAAATAAAGTCTGCAACATATAAATAATCACGTCGTTTGTACGTATTACCATTAGCAACACATGAAAACTCTATAACGTATTTTCCTGCTGTTAACCCAAGTGCTGTAGTATCTATACTGGTTTTAAAAATACCTGTACTATCATTAACCAGCTCTAACGCCGAAATAAGGGCCATATCAGCGTCATAAAGATTGGCTGTTGCGTTAGTAGCATTTATAAAATTACCTTCCTGATCAACTACTTCAAATTTCAAGCCCTTAGTACTGCCTGTAAATACTTCAAAAGTTCGTGTTCTCATTCTAATCTCGCCTCCGTTAGCCTGACAGTTACATATACACCAAACTGATTACCATTAGTTATCAGTAGTCTTACTTTCGAAAAACCAATTGTGTCAAAAAATACTGTGCCTATTGCCTGATCCCCTGTAATACTTAGTGATTTTGTTAATACAGGCGTTGTATCTTGCGTATCAAGGTACGCTATATTATAAAGCGAGACTTGAAAGTTCTGTGTGGGATTAGCAGGCGGATTATCTGCAGAATTTACTGTGCTATCAATTTGAATAGCAATACGCATATCATGAGTAGTATCTATTGTTGGTGTCCATACTGCTTCCGAAGGTACTAACAGGGTATTGTTTACTAAGTAGCCATTATAGTTCAAATTGCTAAATGCCATTTTTTCACCTCACTCTCTATGCTTTTCTATAATATGCTATGGCTCTAAAAAACTTACCCGAAAAATCTTCAATGTATTTTGAAGCACCACTTGGACTACCATTCAAAACTGCAATGTACCCATTTTTATTTATTAGATCGCTCATTGCTTTTGCATAATCACTTGCCGCTTTTAACGAGATTGCTTCATTATTTTGTATGTACATAGCATTACCAGACAAATCGGGTGCGACACCCACTCCCCCTGTTGAAGACGCAAAATAAGGAAACTTTATCCTATATCCATCAAGTTCTAAATCAAAATGCAAATTTCTCAATATCCTTTCACGTATATACAGCGACACAAATGCCATATTTAAGTTTGGCGCATCTGGTAAGTTAGTCGGCCCTTCAACACTATAATCCAACAACCCCCCAGCTTTTTCAATTGGTTTACCTGTTGTATCACTGTCTGGCACAAGCGTCGGAGATGTACCACCAACTTTTTCTTTCTTTTTTATGATTCTATATCGCAAAAATGGTATCAGTATTTTACCCACTACTATTGCACGAAAACCAAAGAAATAATCTGATGTTGTTACAAGAGAATCTTTATCTCCAGTAATATTAGGAGTAATTATCACAAAAATGCCTGAATACTCTAAACCGTCTTGTGGGTTTGTTAACTTTTCCAAAACTTCATTCACCTTGTTTTGTGCTTCATTTGGTGGCACAAAGCTCACACGCTCACCCAAATTGTTTTTATAAGGAGCATTTGTAGGTTGGCCAGTATATGGATCGTTAACTTCCAAACCATAAGGATTCCCAAATTCCACACCACCACCTAAATCTCCGTCAGGACGTAACAATACCTCATCTTGACGAAGCGCTACAGTTGTCGCTACAAACACCAAACTTACACATCTTTGCATTATCACTTCTTCAACATCTTGCGTATACTGCACTTGATTTCCTGAATAATCGACAACTTCATACTTCCTATATTTTGAACTACCTACTTCAATATCCTGTACTCCAAGTGGAGTTGCTGAAGTAATTTCCCATGCTTCAGCAGGCACAGTCATAGATAAAGTCTTCCATTCAAGTAGCCCAGCATCATTTGCAACAGCCAAATTATCTTGTGGTAATTTCAGTAATGTTCCGTAACAAATAACATCACCTGCTGGTTGTGCATACGCTTCCTCTATCACCGTGCTCCCACCCTGGTTTGTTGGGATCACGTTAGTAAAATTAATTGTCTTAGCCATATGATCTAAGTAGGCTATCCCGCCAGTCATGCGCTCTAAAAGCTTTATAGCTTCAATAATACTCCCAGAAAAAATTATATAGGGTACTTTTTCTGAATTAAGCAAATTTACGCTCCAACCAGTCGCAGACGTAATCGCATCCGCCAAAACGCTAACTTCTATCCCTTCAATAGGATCATTATAACTTACACTAATACGTTTATTTTTCCAAGTATAGGGATCATCTGCGGCTTGAATTGTGTATATACCTTCATCTGTTTTTGTCCAGCTAACAACATCCATATCAAGCCATATATTAGCCCCACCATAAATAACGCTACTTGGTGGATTATCTGCTGAAATAGTAGCAGTGAGATGAGCTGGTTCAACACCAAAGTACATCGTGAAATTCGATTTTAATGGTATCTTGCCATTTATCATTGGGCAAAAAAACGACATACTATCACCTCAATTAAACCAAGGTTGTGGTTTTAACGCTGCATCCCAATAAGCCGAAGTTAGTGTAACTGGTTGTGTCAAATCAAGAACCCCCAGATCAACAGTTACAGTTTCTCGATATTTACCAGGAGTCCATGTTCTTTCTATAGGCCAACCACCCCCACCTAATGCTGGTAGCATATTAGTAAGCTCTGGTCTTGGAATATAGCCTTGTAGCCAATACTCAAGGAGCTGCCCATAACTATACTGTCTAAATTTTTCCCTACCTGTCTGGTCTGTTTTGCTATCTATACTCTGCACACCCTGTGCAATTCTTTCAATTAAAGGCCTTAAGCTCTCAAAATCAATTTTAATTCCAAGCGATTTCGAAACAAATTCTGTTAAACCTTTTATACCTGTTACTTTTTCTATTACCCCTGCGCCAATTATGCTTTGTATCATCTTGCCTATATCGCCTGGTTCTAACTTTCCAGGATACTGCGTTTCAATCTGCTTATAGATATTTGCCATCGCGCTGGATAAACTTGATACTTGCCCAGCAGGAAAGCCAGCTGTTGTAAACCATCTTGTTAATATGTCTATTTTTCCATAATCTTCTGGTGCAACACCAAGGTTTGATAAGACACCGCTAAAATATTTCTGCGTATATTGTGAAACTTCTTCTGCGGTAGTTTTAAACGCCTCTGCTGCTTGTGTTCCTGATGCAGCTTGTATTTTATCATATTGTACTGTTATTGCATGCCCTAAAAGCGTACCTATATTACCTAAACCGCTCAAAAAATCTTTATATTTTTCCTCTGGAACAAAACGCTCACCTTCAGGCGTTTGAACTATATAACCTTTCTGAGATACAAATGAATTATACATAGCCATTGCCGCACCGCGAAACTCAAGTGGTATAAATTTAAACCAATCAGGTGGCTTACCTTCGACATATCTGCCAACATACTTGGCGTTTTTGAGCGCATCTAAAGCTGCTTCTACATAAGGCATGCCCTTATATGCCTCTAAAAACTTTTGTGTCCTTTCGGTTTCTAATTGAATCTGGTATGTTTTGTAAGCACCAAAGGCTGCGCCTAAACCTAAAACTGCACCGCCAGCAATTCCTAAGCCACCAGCCAACTTTGTAAAGCCCAAGCTTTTTATAAGATATGACAACAATGCAAGATTAGTCGCAGGCTCAACAATCCAATTTGATGCCCATTTTGCCCCTTGTCCTGCACCAAACAAACCACCTACAATTGGTGAGGGTAAATTGTTCAAAAACTCTAAAATCCCCGCTTGAAGTTCAACAAAAGCAGCTTTCGCTCCAGCAACTGCGTTTCCGAGTTCATCCAAAACAGCAGTTAGATGTGCTTCGGCACTTTCAAGAGCACCTTTTGGAGTGGCACGATATTGCGTTCTTACATAATTTGTATAACCAATTGACCTCCTTTCAAGAGCATTAATATAATTTTCGATGTTTGTTAATAGATCACCTTGGTTTAACATCATTGCAGCCATACCACCACGAACACCACCACCAAGTTGCTTAAAAACAGAAGTTAGTTGGTCTTTCGGTAGTTGTGAAAGTGCACCATAAAGCTCCCTAAACGCATCTGCTAAGCTTCCCCCACGTTCGGCAGTTTCTTGAAAAATCTTAGCGGCATCAATACCATAATTTGCAAATAATTTAAAACTTTTTTCTATATCATGAATATTAAACAGCAACATCCTTGAAGACCTTGCGCCGATACCAGGAGTTGGTATCTGCTGTGACATTGCCATAAAGAACGCCATTGTTTCTTGTGGGGAATACCCCAGTTGTGCAAATAACGGTGCTGCATAGTTAGCAATGTCTTTAAACCATCTTACTTCGAGCGGTGATTTTGCAAAAGCATAACTCATCATATCTGCAAATTGTTTAGTAAGCATTGGCGCTAAATCCCTGAGTTCCGTCAATTCTCGTGGATTCCACGCTTGCATCAAACTTAAAATAGACCGTGCCATCGTATCTAAAGATTCACCTGTAATTATTGAAGCTACTGCAAGAGGTTCAATAACTTGCGGCGCAGTCCGAAGATTGGCATAACCTCTTGTTGCAAAAGAATATGCTATTTGTGCAAGCTCTGGATATGGCGTCATAACCCTGCTTGAAAGTCTCCTGAGCTCAGCAACAAAGTTATTAAACTCAGATGGGCCTGCACCTGAAACGATACGTGCCTTTTGTATAGAAGTAGCAGCTTCCTCAAAAACAGATAAGGCATTATCAAATATGCTACTCAATCTTGAAGCAAATCTATTTAAAACATTTGAAAACATATACAAGCCCCCAACAGCAGGAAATGTCAAACTCCTGCTTGTTGAAGGCGTCGAAACGGTTTTAGTTTGTGTTGTAACACCTATGGTCGCGGTTGTAAACGCCTCACGTATCTGTTTTGCAACATTTGAAAGTTGAGAAGAAGCAGTAGCAATTTGGCTGGTATTTATTCTTAAATCTATCGGACGCCTAAGCTCATTTATTTTATTAACAAGATTTTGAACAGCAGCTGTGACACTTGAGAGATCACCTACATTTATCTTAAGCCCCTGTAGCTTTGCCAATCTTGCTTCTATTTCATCTATTGCACGCAAAGCATCAGAAGCATTAAAAAGTAAATCAAGTCTTACTTCTGACATCATTCATCAACTCCTTGTCTGCCTCAAGCTCCAGCAATGTTAGAAACATCAGCTCATCCGATGTTAAATCATGCGACATTTTCAATAAGTTTTCTATGTATTTTTTAGTAATAAATATTAATCCTTCTCTTCCTTCTTGCTTTGCGAGTTTAACATGTCTACGAAAAAATTTATGCTACTCTCATCCCCAAACAGCGTAAGCACAGCAACGTTATCAAACAACGCAAGTAAAATAAGTGGTGGTAGCTGTTCTAATAACTCTGGAGTTGGTTTCTCTTTGTAATCCCAATCAACTATCAATTTTGCTATGTATTTTATTAGCTCCTTGCGTGTGAACTCATCAAAAGTACCGAAGTATGACGCAAGCATCCTTTCTCTATTCAGCTTGTAATTTTCCTCGATTTTTTTCTTATCTTCTTCGGTCTTTGCATCTTTGATCTGTTGCTCATAAAGTTTACTTGCTTCATTAATTGTATCTAAATATCGCGAAAAAAGCGGAACAAAGCCAACAGCTTCAAATGCCGTTGGCTTTCTAAATTCAACCGAAAAACCACCAATATCTATTTTCATCCAACTATTCCTCCTTTATATCAAGCTCCTGCTATTTGCCAATCGCTCCATGGAATTCCTGAAGCACTTACGATCTCAACAGTTGTAAAAGACTGCGCACCATCAGTATCACTATATTCAGTACCAGATTCTGAGGTTACGGTTTCAACAGTAAAAGGACAATAAGGCAAACCTACAGCTCCCCCTGAAACTGTCCCACTTCCACTAATCCCTGTTACACGGAATTTTCCACCACAAGCAGGGCCTTCAAAAGAAAGTGCTAAATTCCATGAAAAATTACCATCACATTCAATTAACAATGTTCCTAAGTTATTAGTAGTATCAACACTAAAACCACCAGCAGTTGCGCCTATAACCGAAACAGAAAAAGATACACGATCGCCCTTACGTGCCGAACAACTCATTCTTTCTGGAAAAGGAACAGTCGCAAATGAAGAACCAAAGTTTGGAACTGATTCGGTCTCTAACAACAAACCACTTGCTTCGACCACATCATAACTTTCTGAAGAAGCCGCATAGCCATTAAAACCAGTCACACGTGCTGTAGCTGTTCTTGTGTATTCTCGTGCTGAAGTAAACAAAGGCATAAATCACACCTCCTTCATCAATACTTGGCCGTCTCAAAATGATACACAAAGCTCATACCTATTATAACATAAGTATTGTCTCTTACAAATGTAGAAGATACTCCCATATCCCTTGTATCACCCAATATACTAATATCGTTGCCATCCACATTAACTGTATAACGTTTTACATCAAAATTATCAACAAATTTACCTAAAAGCGCTAAAAGCTCTTTTGTTTTTTCATATGCTTTCGATACAGGTTGCCTATCAACAAAACGCACCCTAAAATCAAATTCGAAATTACGCTGATCTGCCAAAAAACGCCTTCTTGGTAATGTCAATGGATACACTACAATATATGGAAAAATAGTTTTATCAACATCAGAAACCTCATAAGGATATGTTTTGAAATCTGGAAACACCTTTTCTAATTCAGAATAAAATAAGTCATAAATCGCTGGGTAAAGTTCTTCAAACATATCACTTACCTCCTAAAAAGGATTGTATCTTTTCGGCTACCCTTTTTTCCACAACTTCCTCGTTAAATAAAGGACGGCGTGGATAACGAGGACCAGCCCCAAAATGATGTGCATCTGGTAAATTGACAAGTTCTTTATCCCAGATAGAATAAACGTCATCAAAATACAATGTACAATTTGCAATAGGAAATGATGGATTGAAGAATACTTTATAAGACCTGCTTAATATACCACGAGCTTGTAATATTGGGTTATTTGGATTTACACCCATTCTCTGCCGCTTTTGTTTAGTAGCTTCAGAAATCGGTTGCCACTTTTCACCACTTGCAGCACCTTCAGTTTCAAACACTTCACCTTCATATTCCATAAGTTCAGCAGCTATTAACGCTGTAGCCGAAGCTATTAAATTCTGTACTTCTACCCTCAATTGTTGCAATCCAGATGTGTCAACCCTAAGCTCAAAACTCATCATATTCGAAAGCACTCCTCCACTCATCTTTGCTAACTATCGGCTCTTCAACATAATATTTTGGATCACGATTATATTCAGTTCTACCAGATTCAAGCGAAGAATCAATAGCAAGCTTCACATCATTATCAATCTGTTGCTCTAATGAAGCTGCCTCAGTAAAGAAACCAAAACGCCTATAGAGCATAGCCATTGCTTTTAGTAACTCAAGCTCTTTAACAAAATCGACATTGGTCTTAAACCTCTCTGGAAGTATTGCTGCAATGTATGCAGAAGCACCATAAAGTGTGGAATTTAACGTCTCACTGTTCGCAATACCCATTTCAAGTTCATCACTCAAATATTCTACAACTCTCTGGTCTAAACGCTTCATTAAATCCTCAACCGTAGCATAAGCCATTCAAATCACCTCAAAAGTCATGAGGCAGCTACATGCTACCTCATGACAATACTTTCATGCTAAGCACTGCTCTTGGATGCGCGACATAAGGCATTGGCTTGCTTTCAAGGAATACTCTATAGCCTTTGTGATTTGGTTTCTCATCAACATAGGAGAAGAAGTCAAGTGCTTTTACACCATTGAGTAATGTGCTATAAATTCCACCGTAAACAAGTCTAAAGAATCTTGTATTAACCATGTAAACCCTATCTTTGTCAAGATAGTTCACTTTGCTGCCACTACTATCATAAGCACCAAAGTAGGTGTATATTTCTCCTACGCCTCTTATTGTCATAAGATACATACTCTGATTCCTATCGTCAAATTTGGGTTTTATTGAACCAAAATCTGCATTCAGAATATTTAGCTTGGAAGTTATATCTGGATTAAACAACAATGCATCTGCAACGTCTTCTCCGACAAGAATTAAATCAGGTGCTACACCAGTTTTCTTAGAAAAGAGTTTTCTTGCAGCAACCAAGTCTTTCATTGGTTCGGCATTAGCATTGTCCCAAGTTGTATTAACGGTATAGAACATTTCTGAATCAAGTTCAAAATCATGGGTTAGAGTAAATACGCCGTCATTATACGAAATCTTCCCGTCGTATAGTATTTGCCCAAGCATTATCTCAATTCTTCTTGCTATCATGCCCTTCATGAATGCTTGTTTGTCAGCTATTCTCTTTTTGGTTATCGCATTAAGCCTTGCTAAACTGGCTTGTGTATCTGTTGCTGGTGCAGGAACAGCATCAAATGCTTCCTTAAGATCAACATCGTCTTCAAGAGGAATAGAGTAAACATTTACAACCTTCTTTACCCTCTGAGTAGCACTCGATACTGGCACATGGTCATCATGAAAACCTCTCATTGGCGCAGCAGTAAGTGGCAAAGTTTCATATTCATACTCTATGTACTCTATCGGGCTTGAAGATACTTTGCTGTTTCCACCTTTCAGGTTTATGTTACCTATCAGTGCTCTTGTAAGAAAATCTGTATCAACATCCATCACTCTAACAAGCTCAGTAAAATATTGCCAACTTTTCGCTGGTTCAATAGCCATCAGCTATCCCTCCTTCTCAATACTCAGTAACAGTTTCGATCAATATCGCTGGGGCAAGTTTCCAGAAATCATCCGATTCTGGTTTGCCTTTGTAAACAATTTCTATATTGCCAGTGCCACTCGCTGGCGCGTTTGTAAAGCTCAGCGTTTTACCATCAACCGTATAATCAGTGCCCTCAGTCAATACAGTGCCACCAACAGCAACACTTTCAACTTCATAAGCTGTCCTACTCAATGTGAAATCAGTTGTAGCATCATCACCATCAAATGTTTCAGTAAGTTTTATTAGAGCGAATATGTCACCAAATGTGCCTCTAAATGCTATATTAGCTAAACCATTTGCCTCAGCTGCATCGTAAACCACAACACCTATTGGATTTTCAGTGCCATCGCTTGCATCAGGATTGTAAGCTTTTATACTACCATCAGCAGTAACTCTCGCAACTATCTCACCTTCGAAAACGTCCTCGGCAACCGTCAACGGAATTACATCATGTCTTTCAAACCACGCATATCTTGATTTTGGTCTCTCGTAAACCGTGCTCATGTCTCATCAAACCTCCTTTTTGAGATATCCTAATTCCTTCGCATCTTGCATAGCAATGTCTTCAATATTCTCACTTTTACTGCCTTCCATCGCAAAATATTTTTGCTCAAGCTCTACCTTCTCGCTCATGTCAATTATCTTCTCTGCTGCTTCAAGTTTAATTTCACCTGCTTTCACCATTTCAAGAACTTGTTCAACAACTGCTGGTTTGTAACCCTCAGAAACTTTTTTGACTTTAAATGCTTCAAGCTCATACTCTGCTATTTTCTTGTTAAGTTCTTCGATCTCTTTATCTTTCTCTTCAAGCGCAGTTTTGGCTTTTGCAAGCTCCTCCTCAAGCTGTTTTACTCTGGCTTCCAATTCCATGCTATCAACCTCCTGCTCATAATGAAATTCTGGTGGTTCCATATTAAATCGCCTATACAGTCTTGCAAGTTTGTTATAAACAGTCTTTTTCTCATCCCTTGATATATCAACACCTCCACGTGCACCAAGTAAGGCTCGCATAGCAGCAATTACACCGCTTTTGTATATCGTTAACTTGCCATTTTTCAGCTTTGCAAATGGTAATTTATATGCTTCCTTCTTTTCTGGCAATTTACCGCCTTCACGCTTTACATAAGCACATGCCCTTGCCAAACCAGCCCAGCCAAGTTTTTCAATTATCGCATCCGCATCTCTTGCCCAATTCCAATCCCATGAACTCGTTTCATCAACAGGCATCTCAGCAAGCTCAATAACCTCATCCATATTACCGCCTCCAAACATAAATGTTATAGCTTTAGTAACAGCAGCCTTCACAGTTTCAACTAAATCTGAAAACTTAAGTGGCTGCATGTATGGATGCGCAGGTCTATTTGTTAAAGCTACACCAAGAAACACAGCACCAACTTTTTCCCCTGACTTCGGATCAACATATTCAGGCGTAAACTCAGCAGATAAATAATTGAATTTCTTACCTTCAAGCAATTTAACCCCTTCCTCAGTCAAAACCAAATGCACCCATAAACCATCTTCTCTTGCCTCGACATCATCAACATAACCATAACTACCATTCTCGTCATTGTGGCTTATATTAACTGGTGGCTTATAATGTGGCCTTCCTGCTTTAAAATTCTCAGCCATTTGTTTTATCAATTCATGAGTTATCTCTATTTCACCATATACTGCATGATAAAATTTGCCAATAGGTAAGGCGTTATGCCACAAATCATTTTTGTTGAACTTCGTTGTCAGTTCCACCATCATTCTCCACCTCCACACCCATCTTATCCTTCGGAATACCCATTCTCTCATATATCCAAGCCCTTATCGAATTATTCAAGCTCTCTGCTTGATTCATCATTTGCAACACCGCTGCATATCCCTTCATGCTTTCAACGTTTGCATCTTTAATTACAACAAATTCACCATAATCTTCTTGCTCCCCATAATTTAATTCTACCACAAGTTTTGCCAAAGCTCCAACTAAAGGTTTATTTTGCTTGCGTGCCAAACTCTCTATCTCGTCCATAAACGAGTTATATTGCACTTCACCTAAATTGTAAGTGCCAGTTTTCTTAACATTCACCATTAATTCCGGAATACCTAAATGTCTAATAAATGCTCCCAACGCAATATCTATTGCCCTCTCAAATATCTCTCCTGTATCCCTTGGCTCTATTATCTCAACACTCTCTTCTGGATCAATTGCTGCAGATGCTATGTCATACATACTCTTTAGCATCTCAAGCATCTTGTCAGTATCAAGTGATTTACCGATAGCCCAAGGAATACCAAACCTCTCTAAAACCCTACCATAGTTGTATGTAGCAGTTTTCAAAAGCAAATAATACGGATACAGTGAAGCAATTCTTGACTTGCCAAATAAGCCTCTGTTTGGCCTCATGTTATAATAAAACAGCTTCTCCCGCTTTAACACAGCACCATTAAACAATTTGATACCAACAAAGTCACCATTGGAATCAACAAGCATTAACCTATCCTGCGGTGGTATATACACAAACCTCTTTGGAACAAGCTTATCACCTTTATTCGTCCATACGATCTCTGAAATATGATGTCCGTAAACAATGTTATCAGCAAAAGCATCCATCAGTATATTGTTTAAACCACCTTCAACACTATTCAATGCCTTCCATACAAATTCCTCAATCTCTTTGTTTTCATGCTCAAAGCCATTTACCATCAGAGCCATCCATTGCGCTTTCATTTCAACAAATCTTTCTATGTCAGGATCACGATACATTCTTTCAAGCTTGTCAAGCGTTACGTCAAACAGTTCTGACAATAGTATTTTATCTGCATTATAATCGCTAAAATAATTCTCAGGATTGTAAAACTGCTTCATAATCTTCGGAGTTCTGCCCATTCACTATGCCCCCTTCGTAAAACAGAAATCTTTGTTTTCAACGAGGCCCTTGCTTTTTGTAAGTTGTCATAGAACGCTATTGCCATAGCATCTGCAATGTCAGGCGAAAAACCATACTTACGCTTCATTTCATTCTTGTCAGTGAGCTTTATCTTCCCATCTGTATCGATCTCATATTCTCTGCTCGATAAGTGCTGTAATGCAAGTTCATGCTTGGGTAAGCTGATTATTGGGAAGCCATCAGCAGTTGGTTTGAACATGCCCCTTAACCTCCACCATGCTTCAGTTATTGCGTTCCTGAATTGTGCAGAATTAACTGCCTTTGCCTGCGGTATGAATTGATATAGCTTATACCTACGCCTCTCTTTTCTAACCCTGTGTATAAGCGTGTCAAGCACTCCAGCACCAAAACCAACAGCTTCAATCGCAACTATCTTCGCTTTGTAAAGATTGGCTATCTTGTCAACCTCATCAGCAACCTCAACTGTATCAAGCTTAGAATATGTGTAAATCTTCTCGACTACATAACCATTTCGCACAACTATTGCTGTCTTGTCTTTCCCGCTCCTCGCAACATCTACACCAACCACAACATCACCATATACCCGCTCTTCATTCATCATTGCAAGCTCAATCCATGAAGTGGGTATTACATACGTGCCTTCTGCACTTGGAAATTCACCCAATACCCTGATCTTGTACACATCACTATTCACACCATACAGCCTCTCCATTTTCTTTAACCAGTTCTTTGAAACCAGTGGGCTTTCAAGTGAAGAGAACGTATAGCGTGCAAATAAGTCTTTGTCTTCTTGAAACGCACGATAGAAATATCCAGAACTGCGTGTTGGGTTTCCTACCGCTATCAACCTTGCACCTTCATTCGTTAACGCAGAATCAATAACCTCAAACATAGCATCAGATATACCAGAAGCCTCATCAACTATAAACAGCAGGTCCTTGCCATGAAATCCCTGCATATTCTCTGGCTTCCTCGCAGATACCAATGTGGCAAACCATGTCTTTTTATACTTATCATTCCTCGGTATCAGCTTGGAAGCAGTCTTCTCAAACAATCTATTTAAAACATCATTTCTCGCCATCCATAAACTCAATTCAGCCCAAAATACATCACTCAACTGATGCATAGTAGGTGCTGTTATCGGTATCCTACATAATGGCCTTGTAAGCATATACCACAATACTATCCACGATAGTAAAGCAGTCTTACCAGTTCCATGCCCTGATTTTATCACTATGTTGTGTGATTCAGGTAACTCCCTTAACACCTGCTCTTGCTGTGGTGTTGGCTCTACCTTCAACATCTCATGCACAAATAACAATGGGTTGCTCCTATACCTGCTTAAAAACCGTGTAAGCGAATTATCCATCATCTTCACCACGCATCGCTATCTTTACCAGCTCATCATACAAATCACTACCCTTGCCTTTGTTACCCATCTGCTTCAATAACGCACTTAACTGCTTAAACGCTATTATCGGATTCTGCTGACTTGCCCTCGTTATCTTCCTCTGCAAACCAGCCCTATACTTTGCTTCTGCATGCTCCATCAATACCCTGAAATCTTCATAGTCTAACCATTTGTAATATTGCTCTGGCTTTATCATTACCAACGCACAAGCATCTTCTATGCTAACACCATCACTTATATTGTCATATAACTGCTTTACATTGTCCATGTTAAAGTCTGGATCATCTATACTGTCATAGTCTAACGTGTCAAACCATATTTTCAACTTATCACCCCCTATTACACCATCAACTACACTAATTATACCATATCACATAAACTATAATAACATATCGCACTATAAAAATGCAAAATTGCTAAAAAATTTTACAAAATAAGCCTTAAATTGCACCATATATATGCAGTTTTTATGCTTGCGTAAGAAAAGGGATCTTTTGCTTTTTCTCCTTTTTGCTTTTATGAATTTATAGGGGGTATTTATTATGTTTTGCTATTTACTTAGCTATTTACTTTTGCTTTTGCTATAACTAAGCTATTAGCATTAGCAAAGTAAAAACCAATCTAACTATGAAAATATCTATTTTCCTGGGATGATATATTAGTATAGCTTAGTATAATAGCATAGTTATATATAGCATAGATCTATTAGCTTTACTATTTGCTTTACTATGATTATTAATCCTGGGATGATTATATTTGTATTAAAAAGCATAAT